GCCGGCTTCAGCTTGACGGATTTTAACGTCGTCTAACTGCCATTCCAGTTCGTCAACGTCGAAAGACAGGTCGTTTATCTGCTGTGAGTGCATTTGAATGTCAGCCCACGCGAACGCGCTGTCCTGCGACTGGTCTTGGATCATGTTTAACTGGTCGAAAAGCTGGTCGGTTCGCATTGAAACCTGATTCGCTAAGTCCGTGGCGTATGACAAATCTTCGATAGCTATTTGCAGGTTGTGGACGCTTTCGCTGTTTGAATCAATGTTGCCTTTGATTCCAAGCAACTGCCACATTATTAGCCCTACAGCTATGAAAACCGAAACGAGCGTCCCAAGGTTGGTTTTTATCTTAAATTGCTTCCAACTGGTTGCTTCGTTCACTTCTTTTTTGCTGAGGCTTTCTTAGGGGCTGGTACTGTCACAAGTGAAGGGGTTTTATCTCCGAACGGTAGAACACTAGCCGCCCAGCCTTTAACAACAGCTAAAGCGGCTGTAACGCCGCCCATTGCGATTAGTTTCCATTGGTCTACGCCCATGTCAAGAACGCTGTTCGTTCCTAAAGCCGCGACGCAACCCTGCACACCGCTAGCTACAGTTCGTTCTAATAAGTCTTTGTAGTTCATTTGTTCAGCTCCTTTTTAACTTCGGCTATAACTTCGTCAAGTTTTTCGGTTATCATTTTCGTTGAATTGAAAACCCAAGTTTTCAAATCGTCGAATCTTTCTTCCATTTCGGGGGTCATAACGTCCTCCTTATCAGTTGGCCAATCATCCGGCATTGGGCCGGGTAAAACACCTTTCACAGTTTGCGCCTGGTGGTGCCACGCTTCGCCTTTAACGGTCGTGTGCAGTCCCCAAGCTCTTAAAGTTTTGTGGATACGCGACCACGTGGATTGCCCATGGTGCGTCAAATCGACAGCGTAACCGTACCCGGACGGTTGTTGCATGTGATACGACCCGAACCAAGTGTTACCCCCTGAAGTGCCTATAACACGCTCAGGGTTAGCCGCTAAGTTAAACCCCGGTTTCCCAGCTTTATAACCTGCGTATAAGTATTCTTGTTCAGATTTGGGGCGTACCGCTGATTCGATGCGTAAAACGTCACGTAAATGCTCGTCGTCTTCGTACGCACGGCGTAACCGCCAGCACAACAACGGGTCTAACAGGGTTACGTTTTCGTCGCCGTCGTCGCGAAACTGGTTTAAAAACTCTATGTCGTCAACGTGTGTCATCGTTCCACCCATTCTTGTTGTTCTTCGTCCCAAGTCCACCAGCCTTCGCTTGGTTCCGGTTTAGGTGCTTGCCAATAACAACTTTCTTCGTCTAAAATCCACGATGGGTAAGGGGACGGTTCATAAAAAGCGTCCCTGCTTTCATCCCAAATCCACCCTATACCTGCCATGTTTTTTCGAAACGGCGTACCACCGTTAATGTGAACGCCCCCGCGTGTGTTGTAAGAAGTCTGAAGCCACGTCCCGCCTTGTTTTAAATCTTCAGCTAAATGTTCTTGTCCGCGTTCTTCTTGTTCGTCTGCGATTCTTAAAACACGTATAACAAGGTTATTTTCGTCTATTTCTGCAAAATGGGCCATTTAATTACCATTCATACGGGTATCGGATGACAACAACTCCCGACCCGCCATAGTGGCCAGCGTTTTGTGATGTGCTTCCTAATGTTGACCCACCGCCACCGCCTGAACCTGTCCTAAACGTGCCATCTGCGCCAGTGTCGTTAAAAGTGCCTGAACTAGTAAAACCGCAACCCGACCCGCCAATACCGCCGCCACCAGAGCCACCGTTTCCAGTTCTTGAGCCTGCTCCCATAAAATAAGTAGCGCCGCCGCCACCGCCGCCTGCGTAATAATCATTAGTGCCATCAAACAAAGTGTTATCAGCCGCCGCCCCGCCTGCGCCACCGTTACAAGTCGAAGAATTAGCCACACCAGCCGAACCGTGACCACCAGCGCCGCCACCGCCACCACCAGTCCAAAATATCCAACTAGGGGGGAAAGAATCATTTGCATTTTGGCCTATAGCGCCGTTGTTTCCTTCTGATGGGGTGTAGCCACCGGCATTTCCGCTGGCATTACCACCGCCCGGCCCGCGCCCACCACCACTTCCACCTGTACCACCTGGGACACCTTCTCGCGCTCCATACCCGCCACCGGATGCGCTCCAAGTTGATGCCAAAGCGGCTGTAGTTGTGTTGCCTGAAGTGCCTGACGTTGCCGACGATCCACCGCCCGGCGTGCCGCCAGCACCTATAGTTATCGTGTAAGCCGCCGCCGCTACTGTGCAATCTTCTAAAACCCGATAACCGCCAGCGCCGCCACCTCCTGCACCTTCTCTAGAAGCTGAACCGCCGCCGCCGCCAACTACAAGAACGTCGACTAAACCATCGCCAGCAGTTACAACCGTGAAAGTACCAGAATTTTCAAACCTGTGGCTTCGATATTTCACCCCGTCTTTTGTGTAGTACGTAACTGTGTCGCCTCCTGTTGCTGTGAGAGCGCCGCCACCAGCGAACAAACCCCCGTTAAGCCAAGTCGAAACGGCTGTAGATGCCCAAGCTTTCGGCGTGTCTTTTCTGCCCTTCCAGTTAGAAACCGCGGTACTAGGGTTCGTTCTGTCTTGTCTAAACATTAGGCGGTTATACGGTTTACGTATCCGTTTATGTTCACAACATTCGCACTAGCCGCGAACGCTTTAACGACAAGTCCGTTTTGTAAAAGCATTCCGGGGACTATCAAAACCCACCCGGCTTCGGCTGTAAGGGTTATTTCTGAAAGATCGTCAGGGCTTGTAGTCCCCCCGTATTCGATAGTTAGCTTCCTGTCAGATGAATCCGTATTACAAGCGTAAAGCCATATTTCGTCCATGTCTGACGTTCCCGATACTGCCGTATGAATAGTCGTCCCTGCTGAACTGGTCGCGGCTACTTTAATGTTTTTGCCAGTTGTGCCACCTGAAAGTAGCTGTTTTGAATAAGTCGCCATTGTTGTTTCTCCTTAACTAAAAACCTGATTAGAAATGATATTGTCGTCGTGTGCTACTAAAGCAACGTCCCCGCTAGCGTTCGGTAAAGTAATCGTCCTGTCTGCTGTTGTCGGGTTTGTAGCTACTAAAAATGTTTCGTGCGAATCCGCCGACGTTCCTTCCCACACTACGCCTTGGTTCGTGCCGCCGAAATACAGGTAATCGCCTAAAGAAAGTTGACCTAAAACATCCAGTGTTAAATCGAATTGCGAAGCTCCTGAAATTGTGCCGCCTGTAAGCGGAAGGTAACCAGTTAAAAACGATGAAACTAGGCTTTTCTTCAACGCGTCTGAATCGTCTACGTCTTGGATTAGGACGTAATCGGCTGTGGTTCCTACCGCTACCGTAGCGTTATCAACATCAGCAACCAAACTAACGGCTCCACTGGTCGATCCGCCCGCCAAGCCTGAATTTGCCGCTGTATTCACGGCCGTTATATCACCCGCACCGGGTGAAGTGGTCATAGTCGTACCGTCCGAAAATTCAATCCCGCCCGTGTCGCAAACAATCCGGTTGTTTGTTAAGTCCATAATCATTGGGAGTATTTCCCCGGTGTCGCCTGTCATACCTTCTTTAATAAGCGCGATCATAAAATCGCGTATCAGTTCCATGTCAGAGCTTGAAAGAACTTCCCCTGCGGTGAATGCTCCGGGTACCCCCGAAAATGTTTGTTGAGCCATTTTGTTTCCTTATGGTGCCTGTTTGTTAGTTCCGATAATACCGTAATCTGCACTATCAATTATTAAAAATACTGTGTCGCCTGACCCGCTGGTTCCGATTCGCATAGTCCAGTCACTAGGTGTCACTTCGTGTGTTACCGATTCAACCCTAAGCTTTGGTTGAGCCATTGGAGAGCTTGCCCCTGCTGGTTGAAATTCGCAAAGTAACGAATCAAAAATACATAGTTTCGCTACCTTCTCCGCTTGCGCGTCGGTCATAGCGCGTGGTTTACATTCAATAGATGAAACGCGTAACGCTGGTTCTGAATGTAACGCTACGAAACTTTTCATAGCTGATTCCACGTCTGAATCGTTGGCGTTTAACAGGTTTTGGCGAACTATTGTTCGTATACCGTAAGCGGGTTGCCCTATTACGTTTTCGTCGTATGTTTGAACAGTTCCACCTACTCTGTTATAAACGCCTCTAGTGTAAAGAAGCTCGTTTCCATATGATGTCGTAATGTTCGTGAACGGCGGTTCTGTTGCCGCTGTTCCCGCGCCCGCGCCAAAATTCAATCCCGACGCTGAACCCACCGAATCGCGTTTCCTGTACGTTAAAACGTTGCCTTTGTCAGCCGCCCCTACAGCCGACCCGCCGGGACTACCGTGAGCGCAGTAGATAGCGCCGTCCTCGGATTGTGCAAGCCGTTCCATGTACGCCACCGTCATTGTTTGGGCTACTGTCGCGCCTGCCATTGAAATACTAGAAGTTTCTACGCTTCTTTCGTTCGGGTTAGACGCGTCAGGGCTACCCGGTTGCGCCGGATAAGCCACAGTAGACAGGTTTAACATGTTCGTGAACCGTGTCGAACCGACTTCAGTAGAAAAAGTGTGGTTCGTTATCTCCGTTTTAGCTAATTTCGACAAACCGTCAAAAGCCTTAACAATCACCGTGGAATCTTTACTGTTCGGATACAGGGTGTCTACGTCCTCTATCGTTCCCCTGAAAATAGGGGTGTTGTTAGAAGCCGAATTGATGTTAACCGATACGCGTATTTCGGCGTTGATCCATTGCGCCGTCCCGTAAGTGCCGCCAGCTAACGGGCCATACACGTTGCCTGTGTTATCTAAAGAAACCCTGCATTGCCCAGCCCTAAAAGAATCTGTGACACGTTGCCTGCCTGTCTGCACGTTGATTCCGCGAACGTTAGCTGTAACGTCACGCCAAGCGCTCGAATCCTCAGTAACTAAATAGATTTGTACGTTCCAAGTGTCGGTAGCCATTAGATGAAATAAAGGTCGCTTAATCCGACTGAATTGTCTGTGAAGCCCTTAACTATAGCGGTTTGAACTTCG